TATAGGTATCCCTTTGCCCAACGGAGTATCTCCTATTATACACCTAGATTTGCAAGTTGTCAAGAAAAAAATGCACAAAATACAAAAAAAGTATTGACAACATGGCTCTCAACATGTATAATGTATATAGTAGTGCTATTTGTATGTTCACACTTTGCCGACCTCTTGTATATATACAAAGTACGTGACGGAACACTCAGCACTTTATCTTTGCGCCACAACGGGCAAAGAAAATACAAAAAGGAGATATGATTATGCCTAACTTTTCTTTAGACGAACTTCTCGGTTCTCGTTACTTTAACCAAGCTATCGGGTTCGATCCGTTCTTTAAAACGATTGACTCCGTATTGTTAAATTCAACAACGCCAAGCTATCCGCCGCATGACATTGTAAATCAAAAAGACGGCTCGCACGCTATCATTCTTGCACTTGCTGGATTTAACAAAGAGGACTTAGACGTATCAGTAAAAGGACAAACGTTGACTGTATCCAGTGACGTACACAACGAAACAAGTGACGATGACGATGATGAGTTACAATACAATCATCGTGGCATCGCAAAGCGTAACTTTAAAAAAGTCTTTGCGCTTGGTCGCCACATAGAAGTAGAAAACGTAATATTTAAAAACGGTCTTCTGACTGTACATCTTAAAGAATCTGTACCAGAATCAGAAAAGCTGCGCTCACTCAGCATTATGTCTGACTAGACATGAAAAGTATTGTAGCAGCAGCAGCTTTAATGTTTTGTATTTTTTCTTTAGGTGCGTGTAATCACACAAAATCACCAAACGACATAGGCACGGTGCGTGTAAACGACGTACCGTCAGAAAAGATAGTGTTGTTAAGTTTTGTGTGTAAGCACGAAGAAATAATTATGAAGTTAGCTTACTTTGACAGTCAGTCAAAACATCTAGCTGCACAATACTTCTTTTTAAACATAATGGCAGAAGAGTGCGTCAAGTTTGACAACCCGTCTAAATTTATAATTGACGAGGTTATAGCAGAATACAAAGATTTTGAGAACGACAGTATTGTTGTATTAAAAGTAAAAAAAGAAGACACGGCTGGCTACGTGTTAGTTTTAAAAGATAATTTAGTTAAAGGTGCAATTTAGATATGATGATGATGAAATCAGAAAAAGATGACATGCCCAAGATGGCTACGAAAAGTTATTCGTACGGTGGGCGTGTAGCTGCCGCTGGTTCGATGGAAAAACCAGAGAAGCGTGAGATGCAAGAAGGTGGCGGCATGATGATGACGCCTCGCAAACCGTACACGACAAAAGAAGAAGAGCAAAAGCGTAAAGAAGAAGCCATGTCGTTTATGCCGTCCATTATGAAAAAGATTATGCGATAAGTTTATGTCCGGTAAAGCAGTAGCAGGAACCGCCTTTCGCACAGACCCTAGCCGTAAGCTGACAGAAAAGCAAGCGGCATTCTTGGATGCGCTATTCGAGAACGGTGGTCGTGTCGGAGAGGCCATGAAGACAGCGGGATACAATTCGTCCCGCTCAAGTCTTATGAAGTCTCTGCGTGAAGAGATTGCTGCAAGGACCAAAGATTATTTAGCCGTGAATGGCGTAAAAGCTGCGACACGTATCGTAGAGGGTTTGGACGCTGATGGCACAACTCCGCTGAACCAGATGGACATGCGAATGAAAGCTGCTGAGTCCATTTTGGATCGTATCGGAGTTTCAAAAAAGCAAACCACAGAAGTTACAGGGCAGGTTGTTCACGGTGTTGTATTACTCCCTGCTAAAAAAGAAGTTGATAAAACTATTACTATAGACAACGGGGAGATTTAAAGAATGCCTAGCACAGTAACAACTTCTGACATGTTTCGTTATGACGATATCATGAAGAAACTTAGAGCAGGAGGAGACGAAGCGCGTACTGTTTCTAAAGCAGATAAAAACTTTGTTAAAAAAATTGATGAGATTATGACGAAATCACGACGGCGAAAGTCTGATGATAATGATGATATGCCTGAAGACGAACCTATGATGGACGGCGGCATGGTTATGCCAAAGAAAAAGAAGAAAGCAAAAGCTAAAAAGATGATGGGTGGCGGTAAAGTCTATGCTCGCGGATCACGAAAGGCTAACTACAATGGCTAATGAAAAAAAATTAGCTAAAAAACTTTGGCCGCACCAAGTAACATTACCTAACAAGAATGAGAAAGGTGTGATACTTAGAAAACTTTTCAAGGAAGGCTATGGTATTTCAGAAGGAAAAGATTTTTATAATAAGTATATTGTAGACAGAGTAAAAGATAAGCAAACAGAAAGAAAAATAGGTGATAGAGCAAGGTCTACTCCAGACGCAGAGAAGCTACCTACAAAAAAAGAAGTATTTGAAAATCGTCGGGCCTCCGACCGTAGAAGAGTAAAAAAAGAACGCAGTGAAAAAGAAAGAAAGAAGCGTGAGAAGCGAGGCGACGTTGTTAGAAAAGTAATGACGGCTGATCTAACAACATTATTCGGCCAACAAGGAGAATATGTTGATGACCCCACTGGGCCAGACCGAGATATTAGTCCGAAAGAGGGAGATTTTAACAAAGGCGGCGTAGTTAAACGCAAAAAGAAACCTACAGTAACAAAGAAAACCTACTCACGCGGGTCTAGAAAGGCTAATTACAATGGCTGATAAAGAAAAACAAAAAAAAGAACGAGAATACATAAACAAAAGAACTGATGCGCTTATAAAATATAGAGAAGAACTTTACAAAAAGGACCGCCAGCGAGAAAAAGATAATGTTAAAGCAGTTATGGAAGGTTTGAATGTTTCTAAAGCAGAAGCTGAAAAAATTGTACGCGATACTATCTTTGACGGTAAACGCGTACAATCGGAAATAATAGATTTTGGTACTGAAGAAGAACAAAAAGAACGAAGTAAAAAACTTAAACGACAAAAAAATCTTAAAAGAGGTAAAGAAGTAAATAAGGGTGGTTTGTTGAAAATGAAGAGTGGCGGTAAAGTCTACTCACGTGGGTCTAGAAAGGCTAACTATAGTGGCTAGACGTGGTTTGTATGCCAACATTGCTGCAAAAAAGCGTAGAATAAAGGCAGGTTCAGGCGAAAAGATGAGAAAAGTGGGTGCAAAAGGCGCACCTACTGCTGCTAACTTCAAAAAAGCCGCAAAAACAGCGCGTAAAAGGCGGAAATAACCATGAGAAGTAAAAAACTTAGCCCAAGACAGCGTAAAATCGCAAGCGCGGCACCGCCTCGTAACAAAATTACGGGTGCAGACTTCAAAAAGATGAAGAAACGAAAGAAAAAACGAGCATAAAATGGCACAAAAAGCAATTCCTCGCACAAAAAAGAACTATCGTCCTACTAAAAAGGGTGCAGGAATGACACGCGCTGGCGTAGCAGCGCATCGTAGAGCAAATCCGGGGAGTAAACTCAAAACGGCAGTGACTGGAAAGGTCAAGCCGGGGAGCAAGGCGGCAAAACGGCGTAAATCGTACTGTGCTAGAAGTTTAGGACAGCTAAAACGCTCTTCTGCCAAGACACGAAACAATCCCAATTCGAGAATACGCCAAGCAAGAAGGCGCTGGAAATGCTAACAAAGGAGAAGTGCTATTTCTTACCTCATAAGCAACATTCCTCATTTCAAATGTTGGATACGAAAAGAGTTTACGCATAATCACTACGAAGAATATCATGGAGAGCTACTACACGCTCTTGTTATCGCAGTAAATACAATTCCAGACCGTTGTCTTAGTTTTCAGGTTGTGTTTACGGGCATAGATGAAGAAGAAAATATACACGGTGGTGCAATGTGGGCAAGAATGCCCATTACAGCCCTAATCGCAGACGAGGGTTTAGACGAAGTACCAGAGCGAATGGATACACACCTAGCCCAACCGTGGGACTGTTCATCTCGAAACCATAGCATCATCGTTATGGACAGAATCAGTTCAAGTCCGTGGATTTGTAAAATAGGTGGAGATTTCTACAAAGGACGCTATATGTTTACTGTAGATTATACTGACAGCTACATTAGCGACGATCCTGCACAACACAAACAAAGCCACGTACTACAGCTTATCGACGCTGACAAATGGACAGGCAACATCGTTGCACTGCCAAATAACAGAGTACGAGTTACGAACCCAGCCTTGTGGGTTACTGGAGAGGGAGCGCCTGATTTTGCACCTAGCCAGTACATACACTCATCAGAAATACACGACAGCTACACAGACCCTGATATTACTTTTGACAACTTATACAAGGGATAAACCATGCGTAAAAAAACTAAATACATGTCGAAAGGCGGCATGATGAAGAAGAGCAAATATGCTTCTAAAAAGAAACCTGCTGCAAAACGTAAAAAGCGTGCGTAAATGCCTACGCGACGTAAAAAGCCTAAATCTAGAGTAAATGAGGCTGGAAACTATACAAAGCCCGCTATGCGAAAACGCCTATTCAATCAAATTAAGGCGGGTGGAAAAGGCGGCAAGCCCGGACAGTGGAGCGCACGAAAGGCACAGATGCTGGCAAAAAGGTACAAAGCGTCCGGTGGTGGGTATCGCGGATAATGCCTTTAAAGAAGTCACAGCGAAGCCTCAAGTCGTGGGGCAAACAGAAATGGAGAACGAAATCTGGCAAGCCCTCTACGCAAGGCCCAAAGGCAACCGGAGAAAGATACCTACCCTCCGCAGCTATTCGTTCTCTATCCTCGTCTGAGTACGCAGCTACAACACGCAAAAAGCGACAGGCTATCAAAAAGGGCAAACAACATTCTAAACAACCAAAACGTATTGCAAAGAAAACCAGAGCATACCGCCGAGTTAAGTAATTTGTATGGTTCTGAGACATGACCAAAGCAGCAGACAATACACAAAAAAAGAAAAGGGGAAGACCTCCTTTAAAACCCGGAGAAAAAGGGCGCTACCAGTATTCAAGAGTACAAAAAAAGAAAGTAAGCGAGCGCCAAAAGATCGCAGCACAGAAACAGAGCTTAGAGAGAGCGGAGAAACGGCTACAGAAGCTGAACAAGAAATCGGAAGCGTTGAAGACATCGGATCGTATCGCTGGCAAAGGTGGCGTACTTGACGAAACAACGATCTCTCAACTTCCGGTACAGGTACGAGAACAGCTACAAGCTGACACAGAACTTATCTTCAGTCCAAACGAAGGTCCACAAACGGACTTTCTAGCATCACCAGAGAAAGAAGTATTGTATGGTGGCGCAGCGGGTGGTGGAAAGTCCTACGCAATGTTGGTAGACCTTTTACGGTATGCTGACAATCCTAACCATAAAGCTTTACTTTTACGACGTACACTTGCAGAGCTAACAGAGCTTATTGAACAATCACGCAAACTCTACCCTCGCGCCTTTAACGGTGCAGTATTTAGAGAATCAAAATCAACATGGATGTTTCCGAGTGGCGCTACGGCACTCTTTAGTTACGTAGATAAAGACCACGACGTTACACGATATCAAGGACAAGCTTTTACATGGATAGGCGTCGATGAACTGGGACATTACCCCACCCCCTATGTTTGGACTTACCTTCGTAGTCGCCTCAGAACCACAGACCCCACGCTGGAAACGTATATGCGAGCATCTGCGAATCCGGGTGGTTCAGGTGGTTGGTGGATTAAAAAGATGTTTATTGATCCTTCGCCACCGAACACACCGTTCTGGGCCGTTGATCCTGACACGGGAAGAGTACTTAAAAACCCAAAGACACAACAACCGCTATTTCAGCGCAGGTTTATACCAGCAAGACTTACAGATAACCCTTACTTAGCAGAGTCTGGTGAATATGAAGCGATGCTTCTTAGTTTGCCAGAAGTAGAACGCAGAAGGCTTCTAGAGGGTGATTGGGACGTAGCAGAGGGAGCAGCATTTAGTGAATTTGACAGGTCTGTACACGTTGTTGAACCATTTGAGATTCCGTATAATTGGCCCCGTATACGGGCAATGGATTACGGATATAGCAGTCCTTCTTGCGTTCTCTGGGGCGCGGTAGATTGGGACAACAATCTTTGGATATACCGAGAACTTTACGAAAAGGGACACACTGGAGAAAGTATCGCAGAACTCATCATGTCTTTAGAGTATGACGATCCTCCAATGACACAATCAGTTTTAGATGGTTCTTGTTGGTCAAGACATGGCACAGGACCAAGCATAGCAGAGACAATGATTCGCAGAGGCGCACGGTTTACGCCAGCGGACAGAAATCGCATAGCCGGGAAAATCGAACTTCACCGTAGACTTACCATAAA